CAACAACCCATACCCGTCTGCTATCGATCTTGGCGTTCAAGCCGAGAGGCTGCGGGACGCTGGGTACGACATGAGCATTGTGAACCCAGCCCTAGCTGAGCTCAAGGCTTCTCTCTACGCCATTGACGATATCTACAAGGGCAACCCGCGTGCGTTTACCGGGCCACTCTCAGACGCCGAGAGCGCAGCTGTGGCTGGCGTACGCAAGGCTCAGAACAAGCTGTCGCAATCTATTGTGACCCTGGAGAACTATTACGCAGACGCGGTACTTCGCAGGCACGCCGCTCAAGTCATGATGCTCGATACACCACTAGCCCTTGGCGGAGAGGTATCGTACGAGGCAGGGATTATGGCACAGGCACTTGCGCTTGGCCACTCATACAGCTCAGAGATTGCTGACCTTACCAGCACACTACAGCGCATTGTTGTTGACGCCAAGCGAGAGCTGGGCATTGTGACCAATAGCGCCAAGGTGCCACCGTCCAAGCAAGCTGCTCTCTACGAGGCTATTAGCCGACGGGCATCTGAGGCTGTTAAGACACCAGATATACTTGACGCACTGACCACAGCTAACTACGAGTTGCTGGCTAAGCACGGCAACGAGGAGAAGCTCTTCCGCGCATTCGAGCACGTGTATGAGAAGTCTCTTCGACAGGCAAACCAGATCACTTACTTTAACCCAGACCGTAGCTGGTTCGAGCGCAGCATCAACCATCCGTTCCTGGGCTTCTACCCATACAGCTACATGTTCAAGAAGATCCTGCCAGAGTTGGCAAGCTTCCTGTTCAAGAAGCCATTTGGGGTACAGGCGCCGGGCGCTGGCTACCAAGCATACATGCACTTCCGACAATACTTTGAGAACGAAATGGAAACTGACTACACGTTCCGTAAGTTTATGGAAGATAACGACCAGGTTGCGTTCATGATTACGCAGCTATTCCCTGGTGTGCCGTGGGATATTTCCGCGATGCCACCAGGCTATGTACGAAAGATCGCCACGAGCCTTGCTGGTAAGGATAAGGATTACACCTTTGAAGACATCATTGCTCGTGACGTTATTGGGTCTATTGGAAAGATGGGCCCATTGTCATCCATCCCGTCCGGTGTTGGTGCTGCTCAGCAGATCATCAACCAGCTGACGGGTGGCAATCAACCGAAGCTAGGCGAGTTCGACCGCAAGGCGGACAAAGACTACTTCGACATTTACTAGGAGGTAAAAAGTGACGGAAGAAGTCGTGCTGAACGACCAGGTCCAGTCGCAGGTAGAGCCTGCCACTGACCAGGACAACGACATCACCACTTGGAAGAAGCGTCTCGCTGGCAAGGACCAGGCTCTGACGGCTACCAAGAAGCAGCTGGATGAGATCAAGGCTGAATACGAAAAGGTTCAGACTTGGAAGCTCCAGATGGAGGAGGCAAGCCTCACAGAGTTTGAGCGTGCGCAGCGCCGCATCGCCACTTTGGAACAGGAACTTAAGGCTACTCGGGAGTCCGAGCAGCGTGAACGCCTGGCCAAGGAATATCCAGCCTATGTTCAGTTCGCTGAGACTACTAAGGAACTCTCCGTTGAGGAGCGTGCCAAGCAGTTCGAAGAGTTGCTGAAGACAGGCGGGGCTCCCAAGCAGGAGTTCACAGATCCAAACAAGCCGGCGAAGCAAGTTGCTTCCGCCGGAAAGAAGCGCTCCTCTGAGGACATTGTTAAGGACATCGCTGCCCTTGGCAATCCTTGGGGCGAGTAACAAAAGGAGTAAATAGTAATGGCAACGCAGACGCGAGCCACGCTTGATGCTGGCTCATCCAATGCTTATTCTGCGCTCATTACGGAGCTCGTTTCGCAGCAGGCTCAGGAGAACCTGCGCAACCGACTGGTCCATGCAATGCCGGGGAACTACACCTCGGGTCGCTTCCAGAAGGGCAGCAACGAGATTCGTTATGCGCGTTACCCAGACCTCACGCCGCTTGGCGTGGCGGACACCCTTACCGAGGCTGGCGCCCCGGCTGAGTATGATCTCACGATCACGACTGAGTCCTTCGTGCCAAAGCAGTACGGTAAGGTTCTCAAGATCTCAGATCTTGCGCAGCTCGACAGCCCGCATGACCTGATCGCAATCGCGTCGGAGCGCCTTGCTCGTGCCGCCACGGAGTCGATGGACAACATCATCCGCGACGTCGTCAACCAGGGCACCAACGTTATGTATGGTGGTGACGCTACTACCCGAGCTGGGCTCGGCGGCAACGCCAACAGCGACGTCCTTACTGGTCTAACGATCAAGAAGGCTGTTGCAAAGCTCAAGGCAGCAAACGTTCCAACGTTCGCTGACGGATTCTATCGCGCAATCATCCATCCTTCGGTCGAGTTCGACCTATTGACGGATACCAGCGCGAACGGATTCCTCGAGGCCACGAAGTACACCAAGTCGCTCGACCTCCTCAACGGAGAAATCGGCGCGTACGCTGGTATTCGCTTCCTCGTTTCGCCAAACGCAAAGGTCTTCACCGGTGCAGGCGCAAGCGGGACGGACGTCTACTCGTCGTTCCTCTTCGGGCCAGATGCCTACATCGTTGGCGACAGCCAGACGCTCCAGAGCTACTTCGTGGCTCCGGGCGGCGACCACAGCGATCCAATCGCGCAGGTTGCAACGCTTGGCTTCAAGATGCGCTTCGGCGCCATCCTCCGCGGTGAGGGCACCACTGGTGAGTTCGACGGTAGCAATACCTCGACCGGCCAGCCACGCTACCTCCGCATCGAGTCGACGGCTACGACGCTCTAATCGTAACTAGGGAGTGGGGGTCGGGCTTCGGCCCGGCCCCCGCAACCACAAGGAGACCTTATGGCTATTACACTATCAGCACTCAGGACTATAGTACGGCGAGACCTGCGTGACTCTGGTGCCACTAAGACATGGAGTGACGACGAAGTCAACGACATGATCAAGTGGGGCGTCCAGGAGGTCTCGCGCATCCGCCCACAGGAGACGTATGAAGAAGTTGCTTACACAGCTCCTGCCGTCGGAGCTTTCTTTACTATCAACACACTTACGCTCGACACTGTTTACCGTGTTGATGCGTATAAGAACAGCAAGCTTGTCGCTTCGGTTCCATTTGCTCAGGATGCCCAGGCTACTGGTGGATGGGACTTCCTCAATGGAAAGCTGCACATGCCACCCTATCTCGTCTTGCCTGACGGATCTACACTGCGGGTGTTTGGGTACAAGCACTATACCCAGCCAACGATTGACTCGTCCTCTATCGAGCTCGACGACGATGCTACTAACGCCGTGCGTTCCTGGGTCCAGAAAGAAGCAATGTTCATGCTGATCTCTGACCGCGTCCGGTTCCAGCAGTGGCAGGTCGCATCAGGGGCATCAGATACAAATAGCATGCAGCTTGCCCAGCTTTATAGTGCGGCAGAGCGACGATGGGAAAAGATCTCTAAGTCAGTGCGCCGCGTGAGGAAGACACCCTAATGGATCTTAGCGCAGCAGTAACTATCCAACGTCCAGGGGCAGCGCCTCTGGACATTAACAGCTTGCGGGACCCTGACGCCATTGGCTCAGCCCCAGCTTCTGGCTACCTCATTGAGCAGGTAGACTTCTCATCTGTGCCTATTACTGCGTTCACGGAGGACACCCCACTGGTGGACGGCGTTGACAGCTACGATCCGTACCTGTCAGCACGAAGCATCAGCATCGTCCTGTCGGTATACGGCAGCAGCTATGGTGACTTCTGGGACAAGATCACTGCGCTAAACGCAGCCCTACAGGCTCAGCCCAGAGCGGCTGACACCAGCACGTACCCAGCCCTTGGGGCAGATGGCCAGCGCAAGTTGTCGTTTACCCAGCCAAAGGCAGCTGGTAGCTATAGCTTGTACATGATGGTAAGGCCAATGGCAATGCCACGATTTGTAACCGACGCATCATCTGCAGCTGGCGACGCTACGCGTGGCTACTCAGTCCGATGCACTATTGGTCTAATGGCAGAAGACCCATACAAGTATTTCGAGACAGCGTCTACAGTCAGTCGCACCGGCAGTGGTTCATTGTCTGTTGTAAATACTGGTACCACAATCGCGTGGCCTGTCGTAACCTGGAACATTACATCGTCTACCACTGTGTCGGTAACTCTTGGTAGTGATACTGTCGAGCACACTGCTGAAACGTCGACAGTCACCGATACGTTCAAGACGGCATCGTCAACAGACTCTTCAACCCTTACTAGCTACGAGTTCTTTAGCATCCCGCCAGGAACGTCGACCGTAACCGTAGTGGGCCAGTCAGGCCAGACCGTTAGCATCACAATCAGGGAGGCTATCCTTTAGTGGCAGCTAAGAACATTGTAGTAATCAGAAGCCGCAATGCCTACAACGCAGCCGATGAGTTCTGGCAGGGTGCGCCCGTTGCCGTAATCACTGACGCCCGTGACCTGGGAGTTCAGCTCTATGCCAACGATGCCGGGTCCATGTACTTCACACTGCCAGTCGACCACCCTGCACTACCGCTTATTGACCCGATCAATCAGCACTACGTTGTGCAGCGCTGGAACGGTAGCAGTTACGACACTATCCAGTCAGGCTTTATTACTGACTACGATGCCAGCTCTAACGAGGTGGTCATTACTGGGGTGGACTACATGACTACCCTGAACAAGTACTACACCCCTATTCATGGCCCTGAGCTGGGCGCCAAGGCCATCCCCAATACTGATACAACAATCCTTGTGGACAACACAGCACCAACAGCGGACGTTACCCCAAAGACAGTCATCGATGGCGCTATTACCAAGGACCGGCTAAAGGCATCTGAGAGCTATGCGGTTGCAACAGTGAACTCCAGCTACCCAGACGCTGGCAAGGTGTCTGTATTCTCTGGCGCAGCCCAGAACGCGGCAATCCCGAGCGGATCAAGGGATTCGATAACGGTAACATACGAGGAGATCTCAGGGGTAAAGACCGGAACTGTTATCCTGAGCGGGTGTGTTTATATCTACAGAGCAAACTACGGAGCTGGATCACCGATTAAGTACGATACGTTCCAGGACGGAGAAACCGGAGAGATCATCGAAGGTAACCTTTCTATCGGAACAAGTTCTTCTTCCAAGGGTAAGATCGGCTTCATTGTTTCGTCAAACCCAGGCGGCCCTCTTGCAAAAGTTGAGTACGACGTTTATGTCGGTACAGGAGGTTTGGACATTGGTATGTCTAATAACGTTCCATTGAACTTTAGCGTTAAGCTACGTCCAGTTTCTAACTTTGCTTCAGCAAGCGAAGTCCACAACTCAACAAGCTCAACCAACCTTAACCGAACCATGTCAATCCTGTCGGAGGGAGTGAGCTACGAATTCTATGTCACCCCATATTACTATGGGAACCTAAGCCCAGCATCTGCTACTCCACCAGGTGGTACACCAGGCACTGGCAATGTCGACTACAACCAGTACATCTGGGGCGCAACCACAAGGGCACCGGAGTCTGCATTCACTGCAGGTCTTCAGACCAACACAGTCCGTGACGCATTCGATGATCTATTCGACGTTAACGACCCAGCAAATGTTCTCGAGCGGACAAGCGATTACCCAGCTATAACCCCAGCGCCAGAACCACTAATCAAGTTCATGTCAATCGAACATCTAGGAACAAGCACAACAACCAAACATCCATACGTAACAGCAGGTCAAGGCCCAGTAGACTTCATGCGTGACCTAGCAGATATCGAGATGGGGTCTAGAGAGAATGGTGAGAAGGTTGTCTTTAACTTCTATGGGGTTCCCTCCGCGTCGCCCGACGGCAAGAAGCTAAGTGTACACCACTCTGTCTCGCCAGACCCACAAGCCACTCTGATCTACCCAGGCCAGATCATGGACTTCAATGTAACAAACAAGCGCAGCCTTAAGGTCACCTCCGCTCGCGTCATCCCAACGACAGACTTCCTCATCGGAGCCAGCACGGAAGGAGCAGGCGGGGCCAAGACCAAGGGCGTTGTGAAGGTAGCCACTGGCACAACTAGTGCCAGCCCTGCACTGCCATCTGTCATCAGCCAGGGCGGATTCCTTTCTGCTGACGCAGCAGGTAACCACGCTCAAGGTATCATCAACGACTTCGGACAGGACTCCGACGTCCAGACAATCCGGGTGTCTTTGCGTACTGAACAGTTTGGACCTATCGGTGTGTCCGGTACCCCAAAGCTTGGAGAGACAGTGAAGGTTGTCGTCCGTAGGAAGGGTGTTACCGTTGGCGGCGATGAGCTGTCTGGTAACTACAACGTTGGCGGTATGCAGTGGATTGCCAAGATCGACGGCACTGAGCGCCTCTCCTTGGACCTGGTAAAGCCTAGCAAGTTTAAGGGTCCTGCCATTACCTGGGAGCAGAAGCCAGCCCCAACACCTGAGCCTGCCGCAAAGCCGTACGCCGGGCGCAAGCCTGCGGCAAGGAGAGACCCAGCTGGCAATGAATTGCCTGACCCGAAATCTACAGAGGGTATGACTGGCGCCTTTACTGGTACTTCGTACATGTACCCAAGTACCTCCGGCGCCCCTATGCCACCTGCCGCACCCAAGATTAACACATACTCAGGTGGCAACAGGGTCGGCCTGCCTAGGAATGTTACAGGCAAGAGGAAGAACCTATGACCAGGGGGCAGTTCGAGATCTTGCTGTCTAAACTCGACGAGATTGACGTACGTATCCGTGCCCTGGAGATTGACGCTGCCGGCAGCAAAGCTGTGCGGAGCGCTAGACAAGCGGGAGATCTGGAGGCAAAATGGAAGGCAGGGATTGTGGCGTCCATCTTGGGCGGTATCGTTACCCTGGCAGCCAAGGTGTACGACACCTTGACAAATGGAGGTAAGTAATGGCAAAGGCCAACCTAGTAGACCGCGTGGGCGAGCTCAAGGAGCAGGGCCTGTCCTTCTCCAAAATTGGAGAGTTGCTCAACATGAGCAAGGATCAGGTACAGAAGTTCCATAAGCGCTATGCTGAGGGGATCCCAGAAGATCTCTTGCCAGCACAGAAGAAGGCAGCAAAGACCCCGCCGTTTGTCGGGATCGACATCGCCTACTTCGACATCGAGACGACGTTCAGTAACTGGCGCCGCATGCTGTGCGGCTCTATTGCAGATAGTTTGGGTAATGTGATCACGCTTAGCCACGACACCCATCCTGGCAAGAATTGGCAGGATGATAGTGTGCTCGTGAAGGCATACTGCGAGGAGCTCGACAAGTACGACGTGATCGTTGGCTGGAACTCTAAGTTGTTTGACGTTCCTGTACTCAACTCGCGCATGCTGTATCACGGGTTCAAGCCGTACAATCCACGCATGCACCTCGACCTTATGTACAAGGCGACTGGCTCGTCGATTGCGATTGGCCGCAAGTCCCTTGACAATGTGTCGAAGTACTTCGGTGTTCAGAACAAGAAGACCCCGCTTGACCCACGCACGTGGGACGATGCGGATCATGGTGACCGTGCTTCCTATGAGAAGATCATCGAGCACTGCGAGGCGGACGTGCTGGTCCTCCGGGATGTGTACGCCAAGCTTAAGCCGATGGTGCACATCCTTCACCGATGACCGAAGACCAGATCCAGGAACACTTCGATAAGACCATTGCCGTGGACTTTGACGACACGATTGTCGTCAGGGTCTTCGGCACTTTGGTTCCTGCGAAGGATTGCGTAGAGGCGCTGCACATGCTGCGAGAGCAGGGGTACAGGATCCTTGTCCACTCAGCCAGGTCCTGGGAGAACTGGCAGGATCGCATCGAGCGAGAGAATGAAATGGTCAACCTGCTCAACCAGTGGGAGGTACCGTACGATTCTGTCTACGCTGGTAAGGGTAAGCCGCCAGCTCTGGCATACATCGACGACCGTGGGCTGCGCTTCAGCAACAACTGGATGGATATCGCACGGTTGATTCTAGAGAAAGGGAAACTATGAGCAAGCTAAAGATCGTAACGCAAACAGATAACATCGAGGGCAAGAAGACAAAGACGGTTGCAGACAACTGGATGGATGACTGCGCTTGGGCTACGCTAGCCTGCGCAGCTAACCACCTCACCGGCTCTAAGTTCACATCGCTCGACGGCGTGGAGTGGGGCGAGAAAGTTGGGCGTAAGGACCGCGATGGTCTTCCTGATCCAACTTCATTGTACCAGCTGGTTAAGGCTGGCCCATTGGCTGGCCTTAAGGTGACGTACCCCAAGGACTGGGTGTCCGTAGTCAACGCCGTAAAGGGCGGGGCTGTTGTCCTGATCAACGTTGAGCAGGCTTCTAACTATCCCGTTATCACAATGAGCGCTTGGCACAAGGGTCACCAGAAGCGTAAGCCTGGTAAGACCTATGGTCACATGACCTGCGCTGCGCTTACGGCTGACGGCCTGGAGTGGGCGGACCCAACGATGAGCGGCACCGGCAAGGAGACGTACGGCGTCCCCGTTACCTGGGCTGAGCTCAAGCAGATCGCCAGCTCGAAGGGGGATGCGCCGCACAAGCGCTGCCTGATCGCACGTAAGAAGTAACGCTTGACATCCCATGCGGGGTGTACTAAGATCCTCAGTGGACGGACCCACTGAGGGTCTTTTAGTTTTAGGAGGAGCTATGAACACAATCGCTAAAGCGTTTGACCTAGGGTTGAAAGCTAACCGTAAGGATCGCCCTTCCGGCACGTTCTTCCGTGGAAGCAAGCTGGGCTCGTGCCTGCGTCAGCAGTACTACGAGGCTACCGGCGAGCCTGTAACTAACCCATTCGAGGATAGGTTGTACCGTATCTTCGAACAGGGCCACGTTATTGCAGAGGCATTCGAGCGGAACCTTAGGGCTTCCGGTCAGTTCTCTGTGTTCAAGTCGGAGGTGCCAGTCGAGATGCCTGAGTACAACTTCTCTGGCAACATCGACCACCTAGTACAGTGGGCCGACACTGACCAGCTCGAGGTCATCGAGATGAAGTCCATGAACTCTAACGGGTTCAAGTATCTGAAGGGACCGAAGCCAGAGCACGCCATCCAGGCTGCCAGCTATGCTGTGTCCCTTGAGCGCACGCTCGACCCTAGCGTTAAGGTCGCTGCCCGTGTGGTGTACGTCAGCAAGGATGACTTCCTGATTAGTGAGTACACTATTGACAGGGACTGGTATGATAGGGCTATCAGGGTTCTCGAGGTCGGCAATAAGTTTAAGGAGCAGGGGCGTATCCCGTTCCAGCTACCGGTGCCGGAGGGCAAGAGCCCACTAAAGATGTGGCCATGTGGCGGATGCCAGTGGCTCACCAAGTGCAGGGGGTAACATGGCAGACAAGAGCACACTAGCTACGAAGATTGCCAAGGTCATGGAGGCCGTTGGCTACGTGCAGAAGGGCGGCACGAACAGCGCCCAGGGGTACAAGTTCGTACAGGCTTCTGCCGTTGCGGACAAGGTACGTGCTGAGCTGAGCAAGCTCGGCGTGTCCATGACCCCGACCAACATCGACGTGATTAGCGAGGGGCTGACCCCATCTGGTAAGCAGGCGCTGCTCACCCTTCGCTTCACTTGGACGCTGACTGACGGTGAGACCGGCGAGACTATCTCGTTCCAGTCCATCGGCACAGGGGCGGACAGCGGCGACAAGGCTGCGTATAAGGCAGCTACCGGCGCACTCAAGTACGCGCTGCTCACTGGGTTCCTCATCCCAACAGGTGATGACCCTGAGGCAGACGGCAAGACTGATGATGAGGTCATCGCCGCTAAGGCTAAGGATCTCTTCAACGGGGTGGTTCAACAGCCTGCCAAGAAGAAGGCTGATGTAGTAGGAGAGGAGTTTAAGTTCTGATGGCAAGACTAGACATCTGGCTGAGCGACAAGAAGACGCCAGTCAACAAGGTATCAAAGAATGGTAACAACTATCTCGAGGTCTATGGCACGATGCAGACCGCAGCTTACGAGGAGTGGGCAGACAGCGACCGGAGCAATCCGGCACCTGACCGCTACGCTTACGTGACTCTCCGGTTCTTCGACGCTGAAGCCGAGGCACATGTCGGCAAGGTGTACGACTGGGCCATCTCGCAGGAGAAGGACCCACGCCCAAACGTCCACGTTGTGGGCAAGCTGAACGAGGACCGCGAGTATAACGGCAAGATGTACTTCACCATGCTGGTGTCTGACATTGCGCCGCTACAGTACGGTCCACTGCGAGCCAAGAAGAATGGGTAGGCGAGAGCTTTCCATGAAGCTGGTAGATAGCATCGAGGCCTGGAAGGCTGACGGCTTTGACGATTGCGTCATTGGCGTAGGCCAACAGTTCACTGAGGGTGGGCAGGTGTTCATCTTCATCTACAGCAAGAAGGCGATCATCGAAACGATTGCCAATGACATTGTCAAGGAGATCAACAACAGGGTCAACACGTCAGACGAGGAGCGAGCTGAGCTTGCTCAGTCTGCGTATGACGATGCTGTTGAGTACTTTGACTACAACATTGCAGGTGCGTACATCGGGCGTGGCATGCCCGTGTTCCTGGAGGACACGTACGATAACCTAGTGGGGGAGGTCCTAAGTGAGTGATGCCTCACGTAGGGGTAGACTCAACCGCTCGAGGGGTAATGCCTTCGAGCGGGAGGTCGCCAAGAAGTTTGGCGGTAAGCGGGTTGGCCAGTACGGTGGGCCAGAGGATGTAGCTGCCGGGCAGTTCAACATCCAGGCCAAGTGCGGTCAGATGTTTAGCGAGAAGTTCTGGCGATGGTTACAAGCAGTACCTCGTAAGGCGGATCAGGTTCCGCTCCTCGTAGTTGGTGATGCTCCTGGCTCAGGGGCTAAGCGGAGGGTAGTAGTTATCATTGAGGAGACCGACTTCCTCAACTTGATTGGAGGCGACAATGCAGAGACCACGGAAGAAAGTTAGTACCTTTGAACTTGCAGTTGCATGGGCAAAGGTCTTTGAGCTTATTCGCACACGGCTCAAGGAGTTGGAGGTACCAGATGCCGACAACATTGCAGCAAGTGCGGCAAACATTCTAGCTAAGGAGGGCGCCAATGGCGACAACACCTGATGGAGAAGAAGAAAAATTTCAAGGCATTGCGAGACTTACACGGGTGGCGAAGGCAGCAGCAAGCTCAAGCAGCACACGACCAGCTCTGGTTGCGGCAGCAGCGGGACTTGCAATCGGCTTCGATCGACCTGCTCAAGCAATCAGTACAGCGATCCTCATCTATGTCGCAACCAGGAAGTAACCGGGTTCCGGAGGCGTTCAGCCATTACTTCCGCGATCTATTCTCTGAGGCACATGGCATCATGGTTCTACGCCAGGCATCGTATGGTCCTGTCAACGTAGAGAACCTGGGCCCGGTCGGCGTGTTCTCACGCATGGCTATGGACAAGGTTGGCCGCATTGCCAATGCCCTCAATGGAAAGATTGAGAAGGGCCAGCTGGTCGTCGACGAGGACTGGTACAACGCTGAGGTGCACGATGCGCTGATCGACACAATCAACTATGCTGCCATCCTCATTGCCCTTGGGCAGGGGAAGTGGAGCAAGGTATCGAGGGAGGAAGACAATGTCCCTTCCTGAGATTGAAGTAATGCCTGTCTTGATCAACGGCAAGAGGGCGGCATCCATCACTGTCATCTACAGTAACGGTGGATGGAAGGCACACGTTGCCCACCATGACAAGAGCACCCCATTGGCTTCTGTCCTGGCGGAAGGTACTGACTTGCTTGGTCCGGAGTCAGCTCGAGCGCTAGCATTAGATCTGGCGGAGAAGTGGCGTGACCAAGAAGCAAGATCAGGACGCGGCTGATTTCTTTAAGGAGGATGCTAAGCGTATGGGTATTGGCATCCGCGAGTATTGCCGAAGGTTTGGCATTGAGTATGAGTCACTGGGTGGCCTCGAGAAAAAGGACCCCTTGACAAAGCATGAGCATCTAGATTACCGTACGTGTGACGTATGCAGGATGAACTCCATCCTCAACGGACGCAGTACGGAGGATCTAAATGATTAGCTTAGTATTAGCAGTGGCGATGGCCTTTCAAACTACGGGAGTTCAGACTGGCTACGCCACGTGGTATGGCCGCCATAGTACGGAAGCGTGCTATGGTGGCTATCCCCGCACCTGCTCCCCTTACTTGTCCAAGGCCGATGGCGGACGAGGAGGGGAGCTTACTATGTACGCAGCTGTGCCTGGGTTCCGGTGGGGGGACAAGCCGTACAAGGTGAAGGTATGCCGGGTCAAGTACCCGGACCGGTGTGTGGTGGTTGTTGTGAGGGACTGCTTGTGCAGCAAGAAGACTAGGAATATGATAGACTTGTCTCCGGTAGCATTCATGAGACTGTCCACGTTGGCAACAGGCAGGGTGCTAGTAACCATGGAGGCATACGATGTACGATACAGAGGACGCTGACATCGGAGTGGGCGAGTGCCCCATCTGCGGACAGTACCGCAAGCAGATTGACGCCGGCACTATGAAGCCGTGCTACATGTGGGATAGAGTTAAGGAGGCGGACGATGAGCAAGAGGGATAAGTACTTTAGGGAGAGGACAAGGATCGGCAAGCTCGAGGCAGCTGCCATCAGGTTCGCCCTTACGCTTGGGCACGATCCCAAGCTGGTAGCTGATAGCCGTCAGGCCACGTCGGTTGGATGCCACAGCTGTGACGCATGGGGCTGCGTCGAGATTGAGAGTAAGATAGAGATAGTGCACGGCGATATCTTTGAGGAGACATGCGGCACGACAGTACTAGACAAGGAGGTAATCTATGCATCAAACCCCGCACTCTATTGAGGCAGAGCGCTCGCTACTAGGGTCGATCCTTATCGACCAGGCTGTGCTGTCTGAGTTCGAGCTAGCGCCGGAGGACTTCTATGACCCACGCCACGTTAAGGTTGCGCGTGCCATCGTAGATGTTCACACGTCTGGAGCTGCCGTCGACATCGTTACTGTGTCCGATGCACTGGCCACATCTTCGGTGCCGATGCTGTACCTAGCTGAGCTTACTGATGGCGTGCCTACGTCTATCCATGCGCGCAGCTACTACGAGATCGTAGAGCGCATGGCCGTGCTGCGTGGCCTGGTCAAGGCTGGCACTGAGATTGTCGAGAGCGCATACAAGATGCCGGAAGACCCAGCTACTGCCATTGATGAGGCAGAGAAGATCCTCTTCCGCATTGGCAACAAGCGCCGGGCTGCACGGTGGAACGATGCGCTTGACCTGATGAACATGACCAAGGGTAGGGTGAAGTCCATCGTCATCGATGGGCTACGCCCAGGCGTACGCTCAGGCATCAGCCAGATCGACGCCATCACTGGTGGCTGGCAGAAGTCTGACCTCGTCATCCTCGCCGCACGCCCAAGCGTGGGCAAGACGGCACTAGCCACCAGCATGGCGCTATCGGCTGCCATCTCAGGCAAGAAGGTAGCTATCTTCTCTATCGAGATGAGCGCTGAGCAGGTGGGCGCACGCCTCCTGTCGTCAGCGTCAGGTATCCCGCTCGCTGCCATCCGCAACGGTGGGCTAGACATGGTGCAGCTCAGCGACCTGGAGGACTGGGCCAATACGGTGTCTAAGCTAGGCATCTACGTTGATGACTCGCCAACTGCCAGCCCATCTGTGATGCGGTCGAAGTGCCGTAAGATTGCAGCTGAGCGTGGCGTTGACCTAATCATCGTCGACTACTTGCAGCTCATGGTCCCTGACCGTAGCGGCAAGGACCAGAACAGGGTCAACGAGGTAGCCGACATCAGCCGTGCACTCAAGGGCATCGCCCGTGAGCTGGACGTACCGATCATCGCCCTGTCCCAGCTCAGTCGCATGAGTGAGTACCGTGATACCGGTGAGCCACGGCTCTCCGACTTGCGTGACTCCGGTGCCATCGAGCAGGATGCAGACATGGTGCTCATGCTCTGGCGTAAGGAACAGCCAGACTTTACTAAGCAGTCTGAGGTGGTCAGCTGCAAGATTGCCAAGCACCGCAATGGTCCGACCGGTGTGTGCGATCTAGAGTTTGTCAAGTCGACCGCCAGCTTTAGGGGGTAACATGAAGAAAGTATTTATCGAGGTGGACTGCAAGTGCAAGCCACCGATGTGCGAACACACCGAACATAAAATGCAGGAGCTGCTGCAGGAAACATACGACGATGGGTACGACGATGGATGGGACGCCGCCTTCGCCCTGTTAAACTCTGTGCTCCAGGCGAAAGGAATAACCCCTCCGTCTGAATCTCCACCACCTCCAGCTAGGGGAAAGCGTAAGCCAGAACTACTGCAGTAGCCTATCGCCAGGTTGTTACGGTGGGTGCGCTTGAAAAAAAATGCCCTAACAGTGGGGAAGGAATCCACTGTTAGGGCTTTGTCTTTAGCCGTAGACTATCTCACCGAATAGTCCAAGCTGTACTACTGCATCAGCTCCATCTGCATCCACATGGAACTGATCGTCGAGGATTTGATACATGTGTGGATACTTCTCGATGAGTAGCTTGACACCAGCTCTGATCTTAGCCGGTGTTAGCTGCTCATCTTTGAAGTCATCGTCTTCTGTATCGGATAGAACCACTAGTACTTGGTCTGGTTCAAGAGGATGAACGATGT